ACGCAATTCCCAGGATGACCTATAGATTATGTTATCTGGATTGCCGTTATATTTTTTAGGGTTTTGTGGGGTAAACTTACCTTTGTAAGAATTAGTTCCATAAGACATATAAATATGTAGTAAAACTACAGGATCAACATGGCACTTTTTACCCTATCTGACATAACCTATAAAGCACAAGAAGCTAGAACTGTCGGACCTTTGCCTAGAGAAGCATTTGGTCAAAATATATTGAGATATCCTATTGATATTGGATCGGTGGACAAAGGACATTATATGGTCGTTCATATTAATGTTCAGAATAAAACTGAATATTCATCAAGATTGGCTGAGGATTCACGGTCAACAATACAAAGAAATAGGGAAGCGTTAGCTGGACAAACTGGATATAGAAATATTGGCGGATTAGCTAAAGAAGGAATTGGTCTTGGCTCAAGAGGCGCAAATAGCGTAGATGAATTCCTTAAGAAAAATTTTGATGTTAATACTGCAAAAATTGCAAAAGATGCTTATGAAAAGACTGTGAACTCAATAAATCAAATTACTGGCGGTGTAACACAAGATATATTTACCGCAGTAGATTCTACTTTTGAAACTATTGGATCAGATTTAGGATCATTAGACAATTCAACTTTTCTAAGAACTACGAAAAGAACTACAGACAGTATTGCTCTGTATATGCCTAATACATTAAATTTTACTCACAGTCAACAATACTCAGATTTATCTTTAGGTGGAGAAGCAGCCACAACTTTTGGTGCTATTGCAAAAACACTTCTAGATGATGGTGTTGATGCCGGGCAAAAAGGAAGAAATTTATCTCCATTTGTTCTTCAACAACTAACAAAAATTGCAGGATCATTAACAGGATCTCCAAATGCAGCCGCTGCCGTTTTTGCGGGAGCTTCACAACTATCGCAGAATCCACAATTAGAGTTAATTTACGCAAGACCAGATTTTAGGTCTTTTAGATTTTCTTTTATGTTTTATCCAAGAAGTGAGAAAGAAGCTGAAGAAGTATATAAATTAATTCAACGATTAAAATTTCATCAAGCGCCAGAAATAAAAAATGGAACAGCTGGATTCTTTTTAGTTCCTCCATCAGAGTTTGACATTGAATTTTATTATAATGGACAAATCAATCCAAATATACCTACAATTTCAACTTGTGTTTTACAATCAATTGATTTAGACTATGCGCCAAATGGATTTCACTCTTTTGAAACACCTGGAGATAATTCACCAAAGATTGGTGGTACTGGCACGCCAGTTGCTATTAGAATGGATTTGTCATTTAAAGAAACAGAAATTATGACGAAGTTTAATTTTCAAGATGGCGAAAGAAGTAAAGCGGAATTTCAAGCATCAGCGGCGTTGGGTAATTTTAATGAAACTAATTTTTCGGAACAACAATTTGATGCCGACAGAGGAGCTGGACTCTAATGGCAAAATACTTTAGATACTTTCCAAAAACCATTTATACATTAAATGGTTCAAACTCTCTTGATACAATTACTAATTTAACTGCTAGTTTTTCGTTTGATGAAAGTCTTTTAGAAAATTCCATTTCATACTATCAGTATACAGTACCTGATGGTGAAACACCGGAAATTGTCGCAAACAAATTTTATGGTGGACCAGAAAAACACTGGATTATTTTAAAGATGAACAAAATCTTTGATGTTAAGACAGATTGGCCGATTGAGCAAAGAGTTTTAAATGAAGTTATCAGGTCAAAATATGCAGACAGTTGGATAACAGAAACTTTTGAAATGGCTGATGAAGAAGGTAATCTTTTTGTTACAGAAAACGGTGAATCATTAATCTATGAAACGGGCAGAGAAAGAGATGGATTAGAATGGGCCATACTCAACAATCATTCTTTTTACAAAATTGAAACAAGATTATTTCCAGCAAATGGAGATAAGACTATTCAAAAAATTCAGATAACCGAAGAAGATTACAATAATCTTGTTGAAGAAAGCGCAAACTATACATTATCTGACGGAAATATTTTAACTGTATCAATCACAAAAACTAGAATGTCTTTCTATGATTATGAGGTTGAGGAAAATGATATTAAGAGAAGAATAAAAATTTTAAAGAGTGAATATGTTCCCGCGGTGGATCAAGATTTTGTGCGAGTAATTAGCAATGTCTGATAAGACAATTTTACAATCAACACAATATACCATTAAGAAAGATGGCCTATCATTAGCAACCAAAGCTGGTATTGTTGATTTGACTGGTATGTTTGAAGAATTAAATATATTTGACAGCATATTTAATCCATGCATGACAGGAACTATTCTCATAAGAGATGCGAAAGGACTTTCAAATAAACTAGCATTTGATGGCTCAGAAATTCTTTTAATTGATATGGGAAAAACAGAAAATCAAGCTACAATTACAAAATCATTTAGAGTTTACAAACAAAGTTCCAGAAAAGTTGTCAATATAAGTACTGAACTTTATATTCTTCATTTTGTTTCTGATGAATTCATCTTATCACAACAAACAAAAATATCAAAGTCATATCAGGACACTTATACGAATGTAGTTCTTGATATCTTAAAAAATTATTTGTTGGTAAATCCTGATGGCGTATTTTCGGTAGAGTTATCAAAGGGAATAAGAACTGTTGTTTTGCCTAACAAAACACCGATTGAATGTTTGGAATGGTGCTCAAAGAAGGCCGTAAACGAGGATTTATCGCCATCATTTTTATTCTTTGAGAATAAATTAGGTTATAATTTCTTAACTATTTCAAAGATGTTGGATCAAAGAGCCATACACAATATTAATTATCAACCAAAAAACTTAGCACTGGCGGCTGAAGATACAAATGAAATGATGGGTGCTAGATACATTGAAGTCGTTTCTCAATTTGATTTGAATAAGAATATCAAACATGGAGTTTATGCTGGTACATTTATTGGTTTTGACATTACAACAAGAAATATTGCAAAAAGAAATGTAGATTTTGATGATGTATATGCAACAGGAAGTCATGCAAACGAAACTCCAAACATTGGTATCATTACGAACAAAGCTGGATTTAAAAACACTGAGATGTTTAACTCAAGACGGGTTTTATTCTCAACTGGAATTTTTGGTTCACAAAGCGATTATGTCAAAACGAATGATCCAAATTCTATCAATTCCGATGATGATACATACAACTATGTAATACAAAGAGAATCGGTAATGAGGAATTTAATGAATCAAAGATTGAAAGTTGTTATGCCTGGAAACTTTGATTTAATTTCTGGAACAAATGTCAATATAACAGTTCCAACAATTGGTGCTCAATATTCGGAAAATATTCAAGATAACATAGACAAAACAAAAAGTGGTAAATATTTGATTGTGTCAACTAGGCAAATGATTACTTATGACAAACATGAAACTGTTATGGAAGTGGCAACAGATTCCAACAATCGTGATAAAGTTTATTTGAGTACACAACAACAAAATGATTTGGTAGATTTTTATGGATAATAATTTTGCTGGCAAGAATGGCTTTATTTGGTGGACAGGAATAGTTGAGAATCGGGATGATCCTCTAAAGTTAGGACGTTTACGTGTCCGAATTATTGGATGGCATACTGATGATTTGAATGAAGTTAAGTCTGAACATTTACCGTGGGCTGATGCAGTTACTCCATTAACACACAGCAATGCATCATTAGATATAAAAGAAGGTGATTGGGTTATCGGTTTCTTTACTGATGGGAACAATGCACAAAAGCCAGTTGTTTTTGGACAGTTGAATGGTCTAAATCCAAAAACTGTAAATACTAACGTTGGTTTTTCACCACAACTTACACCAGAACAAAAAGCAGTACAGCCAAAGGCTTCCGATTCAATTATCGTTGATAAGCCAGGAGAACCAACTACACCAAGAACAGCAAGAGGTGTAGTTGAGGGAACTCCAGTTGGCATAGCAAACGAAAAACGAGCGCACGTTTGTGATATTAGAGAAGAAATGAAAATGGCTGCGGCTCTAGCAAGACTTAAATTTTCTCAATTGGTACAAGCAATAAGAGAAGCTGTGAGAGCAATTATAAAAGCCTTAGGATTTTCGCCTGATGGTGTCACTGGAAGATTTATTGAAATTGCAAAACAACTGCTAAGAGATTTAAAATTCATACAATCCATCATAGAAGAAATACGTGACTGGACAAAAGTAATTGTGGATTTTGCAAAAAGAGTTCGTGCTATGATTGATTGGCTACTAACATTACCTCAAAAATTATTAGCTTTTCTTAAAGATTGTTTGGCGGAATTATATGCTTCATTGAAGACTGGAATAGCAGATTTGTTTTCTGTTTCTGGTGGTGTTGGTGATAACACTGAATCTGGAATATCGGAAGCAATGGGAGTATTTGGTGAAATTGTAGATACCGCAAAATCAACGGTTCAAGCTGGCATTGAAGTTGTAGCCGCGCCAGTGGCTATTGTAACTGCACTTACTTCACCAACTTCCGCGGCTGATGTTTCTAAGGCTGGAGACTTAATTACTTCTTATATCTCAACAACCGCATCAAATGATACGTCATCAAATACAGTAACATCCGTTTCAAGTTCCAGAACAAATTTTAAAATGGCATAAGCATGGCAGATACATTAGCAAATCCTGATGAGTTAAACAAACCAGCCGATGATGAATCTTGGACCGAAAGGGAGTCTGAGGCCAGCATTGAAAATCCACCAACTTATCCACATAACAAAGTTATGATGACCGAATCTGGTCATCTATTTGAAATGGATGATACACTCGGTCGGGAACGAATTCGTTTACAACACGGTGGTGCAAAAAATAACGGCGTTGGTTCATTCTTAGAAATGCATTCCAACGGCGACATGACCACAAAAATACAACGAGACAACTATGAAATTGTTCTTGGTAAAAATAGAGTATTGATTAAAGGCGTGTGTAATGTTACAATAGAGGGTGATTCTATTGTGCATGTTAAGGGCAATAAGTATGAAAGAATTGATGGAGATTTAGTTCAAGAAGTTCGTGGTAATGTTACGCAGAATTTTAAAAAGAAAACAAAGATTCTTTCTGATGGCGATATGACTATTGGCTGTGGAGACCCAACAACAGGAAGTTTGAAACTTTCAACAGGTGACCACACATACATACAAGGCGACTTGGCTGTAGCGGGTTCAATTCAAGCGGATATGGTAACAGCAACAACAAAAGTTAATGCTGGTACACAAGTCAATGCTGGTCCTCTTGGATTTGTTTCTGAAGCCGGCGGACTTGCGATTGGTTCGCCTGTTGCTTTGCCATTACAAGTGCTTGTTCCTGCTGGATCAGCTTATATCGGTCAAAGCGTCTATGCTGGTATTAGTGTAAATGCTCCTTTCATAAATGGTTTCTCAGTAAAAGATGTTGCTGGAACTATGTTGAGTATTAGAATGCAACACAATGCACACAATCATATTGGTAATAAGGGATTTCCAACAAGTCCGCCTATTACACCAATGACTTTACTTTAATTATGGAGATTTGAATGTCAAGCGTTTTTGGAAGATTAACATATAACTTTGATGATACGAAGTATGGAGATGCTTTTTATTTAACAACTGAAACAAAGAATTATTTAAACACATCACCACTTGAAATTAAAACTTGGCAGAAAAATGATATTGCCAACGGAAGCATTCAAAACACAAACTACTTTAAGAATCCGGTAATAAATGTAACAAACACGATTATATCCACAGTAAATACATTTAATGTTGTGTTTGCGAATGTTGTATCATTTGATAGCGCACCCACATTAAATTTAGTTTTTGCATATCAGACTATTGAAACTTTAGAATTGGAGTTGGCAAAATATAAGACACATACAAGTAATGTTGCTGGTGTAAATGATAGCACACAAACAGTTACTGGCGATGGTGCTTCAATCATTGACTATCCAGATTATAAAAAATCTGTGGGTTTGGGGCAACAACTATTACAGTTGGTGAATGTAACTGATGGCGTCCAGAATGCTTCTCCGTTATTAGGCAGTATGACAAGTCTTTTCATTGGTGATGAACTCGCATCAAATTTGAGCATAATTACATCCGATGTGCAAACGTTAAATGCAACGATACGAGAGGTGATTGTCGTTGGAGGTGGAGATCCTCCATCAAACACTTTTTATTATTCTAATATAACTTCAGCTAACGCAAACACTATAATGACACACTTTCAAACCTTGGGTACCATGCTAAGAGTGCGGAGAGAACATGATTGGGATTTCTATAGGAATGGCGTTAGTATTGTAAATGACTATTTCAAAGTTGATTCGTTAGGTAGATTAGGAAATACTCAAAGTTACCTTGTTAATAATTTAATCGGCACGGATCGCTATATCTCAAATACCTTAGCCAATACGTAATAAATAGAACATGGCAACAGTAGTAAGCGCAACAACCAGAAAATACAAAGACTTGGACTTGTCTTTCACAGCCCATCCTATAAAGAAGGATGTGAATAAACACGTTGACGAGATGGCGGTAATCAATTCGGTTAAGAATTTGATTTCAACTTCTCGGTACGAAAGACCTTTTCAGCCTCAATTGGGCTCCGGTGTACGCAACTTGTTATTTGAAAACATGGATTCCATTACATCTTCCGCTCTGAAGCGTGAGATTGTTCAAACATTGGAAAATTATGAGCCAAGAGTTATCGTAAAAAGCGTTGCTGTTTCGCCAAATTATGAAAACAATTCTTACAGTATCGGTATGACATTTTTGATAGTCAATAGAACAGACCCAATAACAATAAACTTCTTCTTACAACGAGACAGATAAGATGGCGGACCGTTTAAATGTAACTGAATTAGATTTTGATTCAATCAAAACTAATCTTAGAAATTTCCTAAGACAACAAACCGAATTTCAAGACTATGATTTTGAAGGTTCTGGCTTAAGTGTTCTATTGGACATTCTAGCATACAATACCCATTACAATGCATATTACTTGAATATGATTGCCAACGAAGCATTCTTAGATAGTGCTTCTCTTAGAAACTCAGTTGTTTCACATGCAAAACGAGTTGGATATACACCACGTTCAGCTAGAGCACCGAGAGCAATTGTTAATGTAACTATTCAAACAACAAATTCTACTCCAGGTTCATTAACTCTGCCTAGAGGTTATGCATTTTCGTCTTCACAATTAGATGGTGTATCATACAAGTTTGTTACCGTAGAATCTACAACAGTTTCCAAAACAGCAAACAATTTTGTTTTCACAAACGTGCCAATCTATCAGGGACAACTAGTTTCATACTCTTATACCAACAGCTTCTTTTCTAATCCAAAACAACTGTTTACAATACCAGATGCGAACATTGATACGACAACATTAAAAGTTTCAGTAAAGCAATCATCTTCAAATACCGAAACAGTTGTTTATGATTTGTCTACGAATGCGCTTACCGTAGATTCAACATCGGAAGTTTATTACCTACAAGAAGGTAAAAACGGACAATACGAAGTTTACTTTGGTGATGACACTCTAGGTAAAAAGATACCGGATGGTGGTGTAATCACCCTAGAATATTTGATTACCAGTGCAGATGCATCAAATAAAGCAAACAGTTTTGTTTCTTCTACAACAGTTGGTGGATTTAGTTTAATTTCCGTAAATTCAATTTCTGCGGCTGCTGGTGGTGTCACCAGAGAATCAGTAGATTCAATTAAATTTGCCGCACCTCTTGCTCTACTATCACAGAATCGTGCTGTGACTAAGAATGATTACATCAAGTTAATTCAACAAAACTATCCTGCTTTTGAAGCTGTCAATGTATGGGGTGGAGAAGAAAATGATCCACCAGTATTTGGTAAAGTTTTCGTTTCAGCAAAACCAAAATTGGGTTTTGAGGTTTCAGATACGGAAAAAGATTTTGTAAAAAATACCATATTGAAGCCAATCAGTATGTTAACAATTACACCAGAAATTGTTGATATTGACTACAATTATCTAAAAGTTGAAGCGAACGTTTTCTATGATAAATCAAAATTGTCATTAAACGATTCTGAATTAAAAAGCGCAATAGTAACTTTAATTAAAAATTATACTTCTACGAATTTGAATCAATTCAATACCTATTTTAGATTTTCTGGTCTTGAAACTGCGGTTGATAATTTTGATAGGTCAATTATTTCTAATGAAGTAAGTTTGTTTGTTGCTAAAAAATTCAGACCTGATTTAATTAATGCTGATACATATATTCTTGATTTTGGTTTTGAATTGGCTAGAGGAACAACAAACGATAACTTCTACTCAACACCCGATTTCACAATGACAGATGAGATTGGTGTTTCTCGCCAATGTTTCTTTGAAGAAGTTCCATCATCTTTTTCTGGATTAGAATCTGTGACTGTAAGTAATCCAGGCTTCAATTACACATCAACTCCAAAGGTCACAATTGTTGGAGACGGAGAAGGTGCAATAGCAGTCGCTGAAATAGTGAATGGAAAAATAAACAAAATTACAGTTACAAATCCAGGTATTGGATACACCACAGCAGCCGTTCAAATCACTGGCGGTGGTGGATCTTTGGGTGCTGGATTGGCTGTGCTTGAAGGTCGTTATGGACAAATCAGAATTTCATACTTCAAGCCGGATGAAATCAGTAGTCAAAGTACCAAAGTT